GTCTCTTTCGCTCTGCCATAGGGTGAATAGTTCTTTCATGTTATTCGCTCCACTCTTTACATGGGCGCTGTGATATATAGTATTCAGCACAAGGGTCACTCATGCGATACTCTGTAACCATCTTCCTAGCTTCCTTATATGTACTGAACTGGTCAACAGTTTCTAATCCGTACTGGTCTTTGCGTTGTATATATTTCATGTTGTTTGCCCCTTGGTTCGTTTCAGTAAGTTAACTATAAACTATCTGGAGAGATAGTCAACAAATATCATCATTCAATGTTCTCATACGCTGCATAAATAACTTTAGTGGTAAATAGATGGAACTTAATACCTTTTAATCTGTCTAATAACCCGTATATTGTAGTAAGCTGCTAAGTGAGTCACTTAAGTATACTATAAGTATAGAGGTTATGTTTTTATTATACAACAAAAGAGAGGTAAGATAGTATGAAATACGAAGATAAGCAAATGGTACAATATTATAATACTAATGGCTATAGTTTAAGGGAGATTGAATCAGCTACAGGGTTAAGTAGGTCAGCCATTCATAGGGTGGTTAATAAAGAGATAGAACCTAGTGAGCTGCCAGAGATTATCGGAGATGGTTGTTACTATACCAGTACATCAACAGGGGAATTAGTAGGTTCAGAGGATGAATACCACGAAGAACACTTGAACATCACTGATAACATTGGGCAGATGGATAAGATAGATAGCGGTTATCCTGATATATATTACAATGAAAGGACAAGACAATGGGATGTATTCCTACACAATAAACGTATTTGGAGAGCTACTAAACTAACCAAGGCTTGTGAGGTTAGGCTTAATAAAGGGGGCTTATCCAACAAGCATAAGGAGTTATTACAGGCAGTTGTCGATAGTTCCGATGAAGTGAAGGAGGCTCTAAACTACCCACCTATTTAGTATAACTAACTGATTGTAGTAGGTATTACTTAATGACACAAGGAAGTGTCCCACCTGTTTGCACTATAGTAGAGGGATAAGAAAGTATGTCCCACAAAGTAACACAAAGTTGACTGTCTAAGCAGCTACCTACTACATACATTGTATACCATTGAAAGCACACACAACTGATTGTCATTGATGTTCTTATACAGTGTATCTAATAGATAGTTAAAGTAATACAGAGTAACCCCCGAGTAATCACCCAGTAAGTGCTGAGAGGTCACCCACCAACACTCTTACTCTTCTACTTATGACAACATATTGTCACTATATGCAGTGTATGACAGTAACATGACACCATATGACACGTACTGACAGGCATTTAGAGCACCTAGGGGGTTGCCTAGAGAAGAAGGGGGGAGGGGCTAGGGGGTTGCTGGAGTAGGGGATTATACCCCCTCCACAGAATAAGGTAAGATTCTAGCATTGCACCAAAGTAGTGCAATAGAATACCAATAATACTAGTTACTATATGAGAATCATTATCATCTACTAACTAACTGATATATAACTGAATATGCCCTGTACGTACAGGACAACATAGAGAGGTAAATACTGATGGAAGATACAGAGTTCCCAAACACTGAGATTCGTATAGAGAACCTATATAAGCAGATGGATGAGATAACTACTCAAAGAGATAAGTATCGAGCTGAACGAGATACAGTTCAAATAGAACTTAACTTAACTAATAATTTCTTAGACAAGGTACTGAGTCAGCTAGGGAGTGGTTACTGATGACTGACTCAGAGAGACACTTAGTACAGATTGAAGAAAGACTAGGCAATACCCTGCTTGAACTAGAGAAGGTAAAGGGTAAGTATACAGCTCTTAATGCAGCGTACATAGCTCTTCTCGAGCAGCTCTTTGGTAATGAGGTTGAGGTTGAGGTAGAGGAAGGGGGAAGACATATCTTCTACAGCTCAGAGGATATACACTAGATGATTACCTTTGTTCAGTTCTGCGTACTCCTACTAGGGGTTGGTACGCTCCTTCTAGCTATAGATGCTTTAGCCTTCTTTGTAAGCTCGAAGCCCTATGAGCAGTTAGATAAAGAAGAGGATACACACTAGATGACAGATACAGAGATAGTAACGAAGGTGATAGAGCTAAGGGAAGACCTAGCTAAAGCCGAGGAGAGAGCTAGGATATACCAAGAACTGTATGAACAGGAGAAGTCTAAGAAGAATACAGTGACTTTACCTCCTCAGTATATCCCTCCTTCTGTGTATGGGCCAGTTCTTAATGACTGACTCAGAGAAAAAGGCTTCGCCTACGCAAGAGATAGCTAAGTCTAAGGGAGGAAGACCTCCCGGTTCAAAGAATAAAACAACTCTCTTTAAGGAAGCCATGAGAGGTGGCTTTGAGAACATACTAGAGAGAGATGGTCTAAGGGTATTTGAAGCTGTAGTGTCCAAGGCTATCGAGGGTGATATGACCGCAGCTAAGCTCATTATGGACAGAGTCCTACCCACTAGTAAGGCTATCGACCTAGACGCCCTAGAGAAGAGTGCAGGGCTTAGTATTAGTATTAACGTGGGTTCCTTAGAGAAGCAGCTTAACCCGATTGATGTAGAAGCAGAGATAGTAGAGGAATAGAGATATGTGGGGATTCGGAGACAACAAAGAGAAAGACACGAGTAAGCACCCTCAGAAGAAGCTGAAGGGTGGTGAACAGACCACTCCTGAAGCCATTAAGAAGGCTAGGGATGTACGAGGTGGTTCAGCGTTAAAGAGCCGTATGTGTAAAGCATTTCCTAACTCAAAGGGATGTAAGTAGAAGTGAGTAAATCAGCTCATCTTCAGTTCACCCATGACTCCTTTACCTATATGATAGAGGTTGCTAGGGGTAATGTACCCGGAGCACAGATAATGGCTAGTCATGGGGAGCTTACTACCACTGGTGCAGTTGAAGACCATTTGATATGGCCTGTAGCTGGTACTCCTGATTTAGCAGTTCCTCCTGAAGAGGGTGTTCAGCTATCTATCGTAAGTGATAGCGTTAATGATGCAGTAGGTGGTACAGGGGCTAGGGTGTTAGAACTCCATTACCTCAATGGTGATTTAAATATACGGAGTGAGTCTATTCCCCTTGATGGGACTACTCCTGTCCTTTCAGCAGCTACAGACATACGGTTTGTAGAGTGTATGCACGTCCATGAGTATGGTGCTTTGAAGGAAGCAGATGGTAGTATTGATGGGACTCATAGTGGAACTACCTATACCTATATAGCTGCTGGTAAAAGACGTTGCACTAACTCAGCACGAAGAATCCCTGCTGGTAAACGGCTATTTATCCATGCCCTATGGGGAGGTAGTGTCTCAGGGACAGCAGCAGCCTCTACTACAGTCCGCTTAGTTTCTACTCAGTTAGATAAACATGACTACACAGAGGATGCTATGACAATCCCCCATGCAGCTATATCAGTACAGGATAGCTCAGAGTCTCTTACTTCGTTAGCTGTAATGTCTTTCCCCGCTGGTACTGTAGTGGGTTTAGAGTGTACTACAGATAAAGGGGCTACAATTACAGCAGGGTTCGCTGGTTGGATTGAGAACGAATAATGATTAGATTACTTAAACGTATCTTTATACTCTTCCCTGTAGAGATGGTTGGCAGCGTAGTAGAGAAGATAGGTATTGCCTATAGTATCCTTTGGGAGTATCCCTTCCAGAAGGGCAAGCGTAAGGCTCAAGGAGTGTATAAGAGGCTAGAGAAGTAAAACGAACTGAGCGAAAGGGGGTTGCTCCCTTGTAGTGCCAATTCACTACTAGCTCACCTAATAAGACCTAATTGGAGGTTGATATGAAGAAATGTAGTACTTGTAAGATAGAGAAAGAGTTGGGTGATTTCCATAAGAATACGAAGCACAAGGACGGACACGCTAGTAAGTGTAAACCTTGTGCTAAGGCTTATCAGGAAGGGTATTATAAAGGTAATAAAGAAACTGTACTCTCTCAAAAGAGAAGTTATTATACAGAGAATAGAGAATCCGCAGCAGCCCAGATGAAGTTGTATCGGGATAAGAACAAGGAGTCTTTAGCTTCAGCAAAGAGAATATGGCAGTCAGAGAACAGAGGTAAGTGTAATGCAAATGGTGCTAGATATAAAGCAGCTAAGGGTAATGCAACCCCCCGTGTGGGCTGATAAAGAAGCCATTGAGTCTTATTACGCTCTCTCCTCTTTTCTAACAGAATACACATTTGGTACTGGTTATCATGTAGACCACATTATCCCGTTACAAGGGAAGAACGTCTGCGGACTACACGTTGAAAACAATTTACAGGTTCTTAGAGCAGAAGAGAATATAAGGAAGAGCAACATTTGGCAAACCTAGATTTTAACTTACACAAACGTCAGCTAGAGGTCTTTAACTCTGACGCTAGGTTTAAAGTCTGTGCAGCAGGCAGACGTAGTGGAAAGTCATACCTAGCCGCTGTTCTCCTAATCCTGAAAGCTCTTGAGGAGGAGAACCAATACGGTATTTCCCTTAAAGGGAAGGAAGTTTGGTATATAGCCCCCACCTACGGGCAAGCCCGTGAGATTATGTGGGGTATGCTTAAAGAACTTGCCAGAGATATTACTGAATCTGTACATGAGAATAATAGTACGCTCACATTAGTGAATGGGAGAACCATTAAACTAAAGGGTTCTGATAGATATGACACGCTTCGCGGTGTGAGTTTAGCGTATGTAGTTCTTGATGAATATGCGGCTATGAAACCCGAAGTCTGGGATATGGTAGTTGGGCCAGCTTTGGCAGATACTCGTGGCGAAGCCTTGTTTATTGGGACGCCTGACGGTCGTAACCACTTCTACGATTTATGGACGGAAGCTGGAAGTGACCTAGATGAAGAATGGCAAGCCTTTCAATTTAACTCACTAGATAACCCAATCATTAGCGCAGAGGAATTAGACAAAGCTCGTAATCGTATGTCTGTTCAAGCCTTTAAGCAAGAGTTTGAGGCTAGTTTTGACTCGACAGGGGGTGGTGCATTTAGTCCAGATGATTTCCTCTACAGAGATGAACCATTCGGTAATGGTAATATCTATATTGCTGTTGACCCAGCCGGGTTTGGGGACGGGGACGGTCTTGTTAAGAGCGTAGCTAAGAAATTAGACGAAACGGCTATCGCGATTGTAGAAGTAAGTGAATCAGGTTGGTATGTACATGATGTAATACACGGACGCTTCGGGGTGAGAGAGTGTTCCTTACAAATTATTAAAGCTGCAAAGAAATATAATTGTGTTGCCCTTGGGATAGAGAAAGGTAGTCTTAAAAACGCAATAATGCCGTATTTGTCCGATCAAATGAGAAGACTTAATGTATATCCTAATGTTGTAGAGCTTACTCACGGCGGCAAAGCTAAGACTGAACGAATTACATGGGCATTACAAGGCCGCTTCCAGAACGGAAGAATCTTCTTTAAGAAAGGAGAGCCTTATGTAAGACCTTTAATAGACCAACTCTTAGGGTTTCCTAATAAGATGATTCACGATGATTTACCAGATGCTTTAGCCTATATTGACCAAATCTCGTCAGTTGGGTATTTTCAAGACGAGTTTATAACAGACGATTATGAGCCTTTAGATATAATAGCAGGATTTTAATACATGGCAAACGATGTAATAGTAGACAGTGCAGACGATACCAAAGTCCCTGAGATTAATTCTAAGGACGCTAAGCTCGTAAGCTGGATTATGGGGAATGTTCTTCCTTGGGCTGACTATCGGGATAGCAACTATAAAGAGAAGTGGCAAGAGTTTAACCGTATCTATCGTGGTATCTGGAGTTCTGAGGATAAGACTCGTACTTCAGAGAGAAGTAGACTCATTTCCCCCGCTACTGCACAGGCTGTAGAAGTGAGTGTAGCAGAGATTGAAGAGGCTGTATTCGGAAGAGGCAGGTGGTTCGATGTAGAGGACGATGCTGCTGACCAAGACTCTACTGATATGGATGTATTCCGTAATCAGCTAATGGAGGACTTAGAGAAAGCTCAAGTACCTCGGGCTATGTCAGAGATATTCCTTAATGCTGCCCTATACGGTACAGGTATCGGTGAGATTGTCCTTACTGAGCGTGAAACAAGAACAGTTGTTCCACAGAACTCCTTTGGTGTACAAGAGATGGAGTCTCAGCAAGGTAAGGAGATTGTAGTAGGGCTTGAGCCAGTACAGCCTGACCAGTTCGTTATCGACCCTGCTGCTCGTAGTATCTCTGAGTCTCTTGGTGTAGCTACAGAGAAGATGAAGCCTAGACACACTGTTACAGCTAAACAGGCTTCTGGGGAATATAACGAGGGTAAGCTGGGTTCTTACAGCGATACCCTAGACCTGATAGCAGATAATGAACTAAGTGGCTTCACAGGTGATTCTGATGAGGTTAAGGTTACTACATGGCATGGGCTAGTCCCTAGTGCTCTCATTGACCCTGAGTTAGAGGACGGAGAGGAGTTTGAAGACTTAGGCATCGATACTGACTACATTGATGAGTATGACCTAGTTGAAGCTATCGTAACAATTGCAAATGATTCTACTCTCCTCAAGGCTGTAGTCAATCCTTATGAGATGAAAGACCGTAGCATCATTGCTTTCCAGTACGACACTATCCCTAATCAGTTCTGGGGTCGCGGAGTAACAGAGAAAGCATACAATTCACAGAAAGCACTAGACGCGGAGTTACGGGGTCGTATGGACGCTATGGCCCTAGCTATCCACCCAATGATGGCAATGGATAGTACCCGTGTTCCACGAGGAGGTGATTTATCT